CACATTTCACAGCCATGCCCAGTTGGTTTTCCCAACCACGCGCAGCGCCACTAGGAGGTGGCCCAAGATCTACCGAATCAAGATCGACATTTATCGGATACATCTTCTCAGCCAATACTTCGCCTTGTCCCCAAGCAATAAAGCCGTGGATGAAAGAAAAAGGATTGACCGCCCATACGCTAGTCTTGTCAATTTCAGTCTGGTCAGCGCCGACAACCCAGTGGCCGGTCTTGTCCATCTTGATAATTGCCGCGTTCATAGGCGCAAAGTCGGTTTTAACCGAACGCAACACCTGTGAAAGATTAGCTATTACGTTATGTTCAACATTAAACTTTACTAAATCGGACATTACTTCACCTGTAGTTTAAGTGTGGCAGCACGGATGTGCTTGCCGAGTTGCAACACGGCTGGACGCGGATCTGACTCCGGCGCAATCGTGTTACCCGTTGAAACAGCGACGACGTGATCTTTCGGCAAGTCTAGCTTGTGTTTCTTCAACACCTTCTCTAGCTGCGCTGGCGATCTTAACTTCGTCTCTGTTAATTCATCAAGTTCCAGTCCCATTTCTTTAAGAGCTTCCAATGCGCCTTCGTCGTTGACCCACTGGCGGGTCGGACGCTTTGGCACAAGTTTAAATCCTGGGATAACGATACCGTTCTCAAGCGCTTGCTGCGCCATGCTGCGTATTTCTTTAGCCCACTCTTCAACGCGGTCAGCGATAATAAGCGCATTGCTGTAGCCCTCCGGCGATATGCTGTTTAATTGTATCCGCAATGCGCGCTCTGTCTCGCCCGTCATTGCAGGGCAGATAGGTTTAGCAGGGCACCACTTGCAATGATCGCCAAGCGCCACAGGCGGATTAGGCCGTAGCGCCGTAGTCACAGCATCATACAACTCACGCTCAAACGCCTTAACGCGCCCAGGCGTTGTAAGCCAACGCTTGACATATGGCGGCTGGACAATGACACACTCTATTTCAGTAACGCCCTCGAACGCCCAACGGGCTTCGTCAGTCCGCATAGCCGCAGCGGCATAAAACATAAGCTGATGGTTCTCGACAGCATCCACCGCCACCCCATCACCAAACTTCCAATCGAGAACAACTGCACGATTGCCAATACGACCAATGAGGTCACAGGATCCGAATACGCCAGCTAGATACCCTCCGAATGAAACGGAAACTTCAGTCTGAAATTCCATCTTTGTGTCAGGATCAATCTCATTCAACGCATCAAGGGCAGGGCGTAGTTTACGCTCAATGAGATCATCGCCAAGACCGAAATCATCAGGAGATGCACTGTGAGAGAGGATCTTGTCCATTGCGTCATGTAACAGTGATCCTTCCTCTGCATATTTTGATGATGGTCTTGGGGGAACGGATTGCGCCAGCTTCACTGAGCCAGGGCAGTTCATTACGCGCTTCGCTGTGGAACCGCCGACTATATCCGAGTGCATTGTAGACTACCTTTCGTGATTTGCATACTAGACAATTTATTACAGATGTGTCAATAAGTTTTTTATGACTGATTTGGAAAAAGACATTGAACGCTACTTTGTTAAGTCCGTTCAATCACTTAACGGCCTTGCGTTTAAATTTAACAGCCTATCGAATCGCGGCGTTTCTGACAGAATTGTTTGTTTACCAAACGGCGAGACATGGTTTGTAGAACTGAAAAAGGACGGAGGCAAGCTGTCCGCATTACAAAAATTATTTGCCGAAGATATGCGTAAATTGAATCAGCGTTATGCGTGCCTCTGGAATCGTGAACAGGTAGATAGATGGACTTACGACCGTATCAACATGAAGCCGCAGACTTTCTCTTCGCACGCGATAGAGCACTGATTCTTGCGCCTGTCGGCGCAGGTAAAACAGCAATAACATTAACCGCGATGACAGAAATGTTAGCCCGCGGCTTCGTTGATCGCTGGTTAGTGCTTGCACCAAAGCGCGTTTGCACTGATGTTTGGCGACAGGAAGGGCAGAAATGGTGCCCTGAATTTGATATATCTGTTGCAGTTGGCACGCCAGCGCAACGCAAAGCCGCCTTTGACTCTGACGCCGATATAGTGGTGACGAACTATGACAATATTCCTAGCATTGATCCCACTACTTTTGACGGTTTGGTTTTTGATGAGCTTACGCGATTAAAAAACCCAAGCGGTAAAAGGTTTAAATATTTATTAAAAATCCTCGACAAGTTTCACATACGCTGGGGCTTGACAGGATCGTTTACGTCTAATGGCTTGGAGGACGTGTTCGGCCAGTGCAAGGTCGTTGATCAGAAACTGCTAGGCCGCAGCAAAGGCGCGTTCCTGCAACAGTATTTTTACTGTGTTAATCGTGACTATCAACAGTGGGAACCGCTGCCGGAAGCGCTCACGCATGTCATGGCCGCGATCAAACCAGCGTCGTATGTGCTAGAGGCTGGCGAGTATAAAGATAAGTTGCCGCCGCTAAACGTCATACCAATGCGTTGCGATATGGATCTCGCGCCGTATAATAAAATGAAAAAGGAGTTTGTCCTTGAACTTAATCAGACCATCAGCGCTCCAACGGCGGCAGTCGTTACGCAAAAGCTTCAGCAACTTGCCGGCGGCTTCATTTACGGACTGGATAAGCCGGAATGGATCGGATCCCATAAGTTTGATCTGTTGGATGAAATACTCGAAGAGAATCAACGAGCGAACACGATCATCGTTTACAACTACAAAGAAGAGTTAGCCGAACTTAAAAGACGTTATCCACAACTCTCTACTATGGATGACGCAAATGTAGTTGACAAGTGGAACAAAGGTGAACTTGAGCTTTTGGCCCTGCATCCAAAGAGCGCAGGGCACGGGCTGAACCTACAGTTCGGCGGCAACAAGATCATCTTCTTATCGTTGCCGTGGTCGCTTGAGCTTTACGAACAGACCATCGGACGACTGCACCGTAGCGGGCAGACAAAAGAAGTGTGGTGTTATGTTCTGATCTGTAATAAGACTATTGACGAGCGCATCTACGCAAGTCTGCATGACAAGCGTTCGTTAGCGGAGTTAGCTTTAAATGAACTGGCGTGAATTGAACGAAGTCCTGACGGACTATACGGAACAAGAGGTATTGGATCTCTTGGGTGACGAGCGCAAGAACGCTCGGCGGTCTACGGTCATTATACGTTTGCATCAGCGTTACACGACGTTGCGAATGTTGCGTGAGCGAGCCGAACTATTAGGGGAAATTGATGAATCCGCACGATCTACTACAACAGGCAAGCGAAATAATCGGCGAGCGAGGGGCTGACTACGGTGGAATTGAAGATAATTTTCAGCTTATTGCTGATCTGGCATCTTTGCGTTTGGGCCGCGATATTCACCCCTTTGAGGTAGCAATCATCATGGTCTGCGTTAAGAACGCAAGAGCGTTTAGCAGCCCGACGCATATCGACAGCCGTTTAGATGCAATGAACTACGAAGCGTTTGCGGCGATGTTCGCCAATGACTATGTGACCCAGAAAGAAGGTTCCGGCATTGGCTATAAGAAGCGCGCCGATCTGAAGCCCGCTAAGAAAGAAGATCTAAAGCCTGCACGCCGCGCGGAGCTTGCCGTAATCGACGATAAACTGAGCCGTTTCGGATCCACGGAGCCGCCGAAGTTCAGCGGCAACGGCGCGCTGTTGAGCGACTGAATATTGAGCGAGTGGCGGACACGATCCGCCGCTCGTTGACTGGCAGCTAGAAAGTGCCGTTGTCAAGATCAGAAATAGTATCGTCCACGGTTTTTGGAGCCATAACGACATTGGTCTGTTGCGCTTTCAGTTTGGCTTGCAGATCCATACGACGTGTGACTTCCTCACGCCGCCCACGATCATAAGCGTCGGCCATAAGAATCTTAGCTGCGCCGTAAAGCACAAGTAAAAGTATGCCGACTAAGATTGCAGTTGTCATGCGCCCGTGACGTTAAAGTCTTTAGCGCCGATCAGACCAATAGCAATCAACGCCGCTTGAAGCGAAGGCCAGTCGAGCGTCTTGGTCTGCCAAGCGTTGAAGAGGACACCAACGAGAGTGAGGACGCCAGGGATGGTGGTTTTCCAATTCTTAATCATTCGAGTGCTCCTCTAAAATAAATGCCAAGCATAAATGCTAGTTTCGCAACATATGACGCCGTAAGAGCGACAATGATTCTATTTAACAAGCGCTATGATCTGCGCTTTAACGTCTGCAATACGCGCAGACCAGCCTTTGCCAAACGTAGACCAGATCGACAGCGACTGCATAAACGCCAGACGTTTGTTCGTGACGGCCATAGCGACGTAGGTCTTGGTGGCTTGGATTGTTGCAGGGCCGATCTGACCGTCCTGCGTAACGCCGACAACAGCTTGAAGATATTTAGCTGCTCGCGATACGCCGCTGTTCACAGCAAAGTCGAACACAGCAAAATCAACGCCGTCGGGCAAATTATCTCCAGAAACACGATCCCAATAGAGGTTCTTGTAAATCGCCGCAACTTCCGAATCAGCAATAGCGCGCACGCTCTGCGTTGGGAGATTCTGTGATTTACGCCAACTGTCATAGACCGCTTGCGTAACGCCCTTATTCGTCGGGCCGCCTGGATCTTTTGGATGGTCAACGTAGCCGCCCTCATATTTGAGAACCTGCTTAAGCGCCTGTGGATAGTTCTCTTTCATCGCCGGTCTGCTTTCTGGCTTACAAGATCTCGAATGGTGTCAAGTTTTGCGAACACTTGGCCTAACGCTGAATTAAATTCATCGCGGGTAACGTAGCGCCCTGCTACAAGAACCTCGATAGCGGCGACCTTATCGGCCAGATCCTTATCGGCTTCTTGCAAATCTTTGACAGCGCCCCAGACGGTATTCAATACCCATCCGCCTAGGACGCCGATGATTCCAACGGCGACATCAAAAAACACTTGATATTCAGCCATTGGTGTCATCTCGCCATCGCATTTCGGTTTTCGGGGTATAACGCATTTTGTGTTGTTACTGCCCCCGTAATGGCGGCGCGGCCTAAAGTGCGTCTAGCAGATTCAGGCGGTTTAGGAGCGGCCTTCTGAGCGGCGCGTGCAGCCGCGCGGTCAACCATGTCCGCAAAACGATCTGGGTTATTAATCATGGCGTCCGCTATGATTGCCGATGTTTTACGGTCTGCAAAATTCTGGAACGCAGAGTAAATCTTTTCCATCATCGTAGCGCGGCGATCTAAGAAGCCAGCAAACGCCTTACGAGGAACGCCTTTTTGTTTAGCTTCTTCGGTAACAGCCTCAAACGCCGATGGTTTAGGTGTTACGTCAGCTAGATTTTCCGCCTTTTCCATGCGGGCTAATTCATTCGCAACAACTTTAAGATCCGTTAACGCCTCTTGCGGGAAATTGCCCGACAACATTACGATCATATCGCCTTTAGGTTTAGGTGCAGACTTAGCAACTTCGTCAAGCGCTTTTTGATTAGCCGCTAAATTTGTCAGACGCATATAACTGTCACGACCAATCGCCATGCGGATCGTATCGTTATTGTCGCGTAAGTATTTCATTGCTGCGTCAGGCGTCTTATTGGCTATAAATCCAATAGCGCGGTCTGTTATCTCTTTATTAAACGCTTCGCGAGCTGGCCCCTCCAGACGCTGCGTCAAGTCGCCCATCAGACGTTTATCGCCAAGCGCCGCAGTTGTAAGAGCTTTAGCGTCCGCGTAGCCGCGAACTCTAGCCGCGTTAGCAGTAAGATCTTCTAGGCCAGTCATCAACCGCTGCGCTTCCGCGCGAACAGGGCCGAACACTTGATTAGCGTCTATGCCCATGATCTCTAATTGACGTGCCTTAGACGCTACAAACTTATCTATAGCTTCAGGCATGATAGCGCCTGTCGTTGAGTTAACAGCTTCAGCGCGGGCTAGATCCTGAAGGCCGCTTGTCATGGCCTGACGCGCTACAGCGTCGTTACCAAATGTTGTAGCAAACTGCGCGGCATTATCTTCATTAGCTAAGAATGTATCGACAGTCTTACTAGGTAAAAGACCGCTTTGATTCTTCTTTGTCGTGCGTAAGATGTCCGTGACAATACCCTGCCTAAAGCGCGGCACAAACTCCTGACGATATGTCTCTAGGGCGTTTGCGTATTCAAACTTAGCGCGTTCAGGTATGGCGCGGGTGTCTCTGACGGCAGTATCAATAGCGCCGTGCAGCTCATATAGATCGCCCATCGGTCTACCGGCAGCTTGAGCAGCGGCAATATCTTTGTTAACCGACTTACGAACGCGGTCTAGCTCACGCAAAGTAGCGCCGCGTTGCAGATCGTTAAGATCTCTGACAGTTCGTGTAGCCACGCCTAACGGCACGTCAGCTAACCGACCACCAAGAATATTTTCAGCGGCTTGTATAACACCCTGTGTATCAATGCGTCTGTTGCCCGCCGTTCTAAAAGCGTCTTCATACAGCGGTGTAATGCGCTGTTCACGAAAAGCGTCGCGTGTCTCACCCAGACGCTGACTTAGCGCTTCACCTGGCGCAATCTGACCCGTAGCAGGCAGCATCTCGCCCGTAGCGCCAAGCGCTTGTTCTGTCGCTTGCTGTTCAGCCGCGTATTGTCGCAGTAACTGATTGCGCGTCTCGCTTAACTGCGCCCGCGCTTGCGGCGACATCGCCATGCCTTGTTGCTGTATCTGCGCGTCGATGCGTCCAAGCTGATCTTGAATAGCCTGCAAACGTGTTTGCTGCGCTACTAACGCTTCCCGCCCCGCTGGCGAAGAAACCGTAGAAAGGCTTGCCTCTCTTGCTGCAAGACGCGGCTCATACTGACCAGCTTCAGCTAAACGCTGCGCTACTGTGGCTGTTGGAGCACCTGGCGTCACTGGGACATTAGCCCTAGCCGCCGCCGCAACAGCGTTAGGGTCTGTCATTATGTCGCCAAGGAACTGGTTCTCTACAACACGCTCGGCCATTCCTTGATTAAACGGCGCGAGCATGGATGGGGCCGCGCGCTCTACGCCTGCGCCAATACCTCTAGCAGCTAACTCAGGAAGGGCCGCAGGGCTTGTTAACCGAGACATTGTTGATAGCGCGCCGCTACCAGATAAGCCCCCGATACCTCCTGTGAGAGCCGACACGCCCGCCAACGCACCAAAAGGATCTTGTTTAGCAAATCTCCCGCCGCGTTCAATAGCCTCAACGGGACTCATAACAGCGCGGTTTATTTCACGCGATACGGCTGAAGGAATTTGTTGTATTCCTTTCAACGCGGCTGCGCGGCCCTCCGGCGTTGTAAGTCCAATAAGCCCTTCAGCTATATCATATCCTTTTGCACCAAGTCCTACGGCGCTTTCAGGTATATTTTCTATAGCTTCGCCCATACCACCGACAAATTCTTCGGGAGAAATGGCTAGTCTTTCAGCAACATTAACAAGTTTCTTACCCACCGGCTCCGCAGCGCGGTAAGCCTTATCTAAAAATCCTACTTCACCTGTGACTTCAGGTTTAACGGCTTGTTCAAGCCCGCTAACGTCATAGTTACTAGCGCGCAGCTTTTCTATAAGCTGCGCTTTAGTCGTGCCTTCAGGCACATTCTTGATAACGGTGCCATTAGGAAGCCGGACATCCATTAGGGCATATCCCCAAAGTCAATAGTTTCATCGCCTTTTAGAGGCTTCGGCGTGGATTCGCCAGCCTTACCGCGTGACGGACGCGGACTCTCAAACGCCGATTTCTCGCCCGTTCCAAGCAGCTCATTAATGGTATTGAGTCGTCGTTTTGCAGACGCTAAACCTTCGGCGCTTGGATTTGACCCAAGAATCTTTTCTAGCTGTTCAGCTTCTTTAGCCGCATCCATTTGACGTGCCGTAAGACCAATAGCACCGGCAAAGCGCTGACGAATAACGCCAGATATGGTTCTAAGATTATTATATTCTTCCGCTACTTGCGTGTCAGACATATTGCCGAGCGCCAAACCGGCACCCGATGTTCTTAGTTTGGCTTTCCAATTCTGCGCCGTTGTCTGACCCGCTACAGGAATACCGCCAGCCGTAGCCAGACGATCAAGCCCACGATTCGCGGCGTCAACAGTCTCGTAAAGATCAAGCTGCGATTGAACGCGAGGACGATCTTCTGGCGGAACTTGGTTCAGCATTGAACTACGTTTTATATCGCGCTGGATGATCTGCTCTTGCGGAGACAGCGGCGCGTTCATTTGGTCAGTGCTTGGTGGCATACGTCCTTGTGTAGCAAACGTATTTAACGCAGGCTGATTAGTGACCATAGCATTAGGCGGCATAAACGTAGGTTGTTGCCGGACATATTCGTTTGGCCGTCCAGTGCCTTCTATAATCATTTCTTCAGCTTTAGCTGTTCGCGGCTTACGTTTTTCCGTAAACTCTTCGCCGCTTACAAGGTATGGCTCAAGGTCAGCAACAGTTGGTCTAGGCCCAAGTTTGCGCTGCATTGACTCAGGTAACTCAGGAAAGATCTTAGCGTATTCTTGTTCAAACGCGCCAGGGCGTTGCGGGCTATGCGCTAAGTAAGCGCCGCGTAAAAGATCGCGGCCAAGTTTTGACTCTTCAACGCCAGCTTTAGCGGTAGCTTCGCGGCCTTCGGCGGTCACTTTTTGCACTCGCGGATCCATCAATGCGCGTTCAGTAGCTGTCTGTGCTTGCGAATAGCCGGTGCTGGCTTTCTCAGCTTGGCCTCTGAGGCGCGCTAAATAAAGATTACGCGAGAAGTCAGGATCGTATTGAAATACCTGTTGTGCAAATCTTGGATCATCAAAATTTGGCGTTAGCCCCCGCAACGCTTGTTCTGCTTGCGCCTTGCGAGCATACTCATCCATCTGCATCTGCGCTAACTGTTGCTGTTGAGCGCGAGCGCCCATCATCTGGTATTGCGCCAGCATGTTCGTAAAGTCAGTGGGCGTGTTCGCTAGGGCGTTGCGCGAAGCTATCGTGTAATCAACTGGCATAATTAATACCTATAGGCTGTTGGCGCACCTTGAAAACCAGGGCTAAATCCAGCGGCATAAGATGGCATACCGTTTAGATATCCTGCTTGGTTAGCGTATATGGAAGATCTGCCTTGAGGCGCAAAACGATCCGCCATGCCGTAAGCCAACATAGCATTGGCTGGCGTCTGTAGCGCGCCTTGCAGCGCCGATGCGCCGCCCATGTAACCTGAAGCGCGTGCTTGTCCTACGTTCTCAATAGCCGACGCATAAGGGTTAGCAACCGCTAAAGCCGTCATCTGAGGACTTGCAAGCCCTGTATACGCGCCAGATACAGTGCCGCCAGCGTTAGAGGCTAGATTACCAAGATTAGCGCCCGTTGTAGACGCAGCTTGGCCTAAGTTAGCGCCCGTGCTAAACGCGCCCTGACCAATATTACCGCCCGTCGTCAAAGCCGCTTGGCCGAGATTAGATCCGACGTTAAATCTATTGCCCGACAGTTGGCCCCCTGTCGTGCCTGCTAACTGTGATACTGTGCCCGCAGCACCTGCGCCTCTACCAGCAATATTTTCAAGCCCTTGCGTAGCCGCAAGACGATTAGCCATGAAACGATTATAAGCGCTTTGATATTCTTGACTACCAGCCTCTTGACCGTATCGAATACTTGCTTTCATCGCCGCGCCTGATCCGCGCAGCCCTGAAGCGCCTTGAAGAGCCGACAGCGCGCGTAAACCTTCCTGTGTGCGGAAGGCATAGCCAGGATCCATTTTAAGTTCTTCAAGCGTCGGTTCGCGCGTATATTCGCCGCCAGGTGCAAATAACGCCGCAAGTTGATTAGTCGCTCCAGCGCCTGTGGTCGTATAAGGCTCTTGAGCTGCTACGCCACGCCCGTAAAACTCTCGACCTATATCTTCGCCGCGCTGCGCCTGACCTAGAAGATCCCCACGACCCCGACCATAGTAGTCAGTAAGAGCACTTTCGCCTTTGCCGTAAAATTCTCTTACGTCGCCCGTGCCTTTGCCGTAAAATTCTCTTACGTCGCCCGTGCCTTTGCCGTAAAATTCACGGCTCGCAGCCGCGCCTTTCTCAGCCATCTGGCGCGCTTGCTCAAGCGCTTGTTGTTGAGCGATATAACCCAACATGCCGCCCGTTTGAGCGGCTTGGGCCTGCGTGCCAGCCGCACGCTGTGAAGCCGCATAGCCAGCCCCACTACTGAGCGCGCTTGCTGCGGTGCTTCCTAAAAGGGCTAGTGTGAACGGATCCATAATGCCTCTTTATATCACGAGTTACTTAAAAATCTAACTGTTGGTGCCTGTGCTACCCCGACGACCTCATTACGGAAGGACTCAGTTGCCGCTGCGCCCTGCCGAACTTCTTTGGCGACCTCGATCTGTAGCATAGGTAGCGCCGCGACGGCGCAAACCCACTCGTCTACTTCCTTGCCCGTGTTGGGGTTTGTGCCCCTGAGAAGCGTAAACCACGCGCACTTAAGTTGCACGCAGTCTTTCTTGATTAAAGGGCAAAAAGTTCCGTTCTTCAGCTCCATGTTTAATCTTTCGTCGCTATGATTACGTCTACATACTGAACAGCGAGATTAATACTTGGCGCGCTGAAGCCGTGGGCGTGGCCGCCACCGCCGCCTGTATTGCCAATAGATGTCGAAGTAGAAACGCTAATGCCAGTGCCTGCGCCGCCTGTAGTTAATCCGGCTGCGTTAGGAACCGTAAAAGTGCCGCCAGTACCTGCGTTATACGTATTTGACCCGGATACACCAGTATAGCTATGCGCGTGGCCTGGATCGCTTACAGAGCTAGAACTCGACGCGCTGTGGTTATGCGACGGTATGTCTGATGTCGTCAGCGTATAACTAGCGACCGTGCCGGTGACAGCCTGTGAAGCAAAGGCTGTCGTAAAAGCAACAGAGCCGCCTGACGAGGCTGCGCCCGACACAACGCGGAGCGCTTTGTTATTATGGGTTGTGGATTTCGTCCAGCCTGTCGGAGCTGCCGTCTGCACGAACAGCATTGCCGTGCCAGCCGGTAGGTTTTCCCAGTCACCGTAAAATGTCGTCGCAGTGACAGAACCTGTAAACGTCGTGTCGCCAACGCCGTCAATCGTTTGACGTGTGGCGTTAGCTGTTTTAATAACAAAATTACGTGCGCCAGCGGCAGCAAAAATAGAATTGCTGGCGTCTGCCGAGATGGTTGTGCGGGCTATACCCGCCGCTGAGAGCTGTATTTTGCCGTCATTATCAATGTCTAATGCTTCAGATGGGGCAACAGTTCCAATACCTACATATCCTGAACTTGTAATAATAAAAGGCGTTGCGTCAGGATCTGTTTCATCCTGCACGCGTAGCACAGGGCCGGTGCCGGTCTGTGTGATCTTAAGCGCAGGGCCAGATGAGTCGGTCGAGATAACGACGTTGCCTGACAAAACGGGGGACAGCGCAGTTGTCGGGGCCGCTATATAGTCAACCGTCCAGATCTCGACATCATCAGCATCTGTCAGTTTAAACTTATAGGTTGCTTCACCTAACCATATGCTAGCTTCGCCGCGCGCGTCTAGGATCACAGGATTAGAGTTAGCAACAGCGCCTGTATAATCCGTGTATGTGGCTTGAGGAAGCGTCGTGCCAGCAATGTAAGTATAAACTTTGCCGCCAGATAAAGGAACGCCGTCAGCGCCAATGAACTGTGATTTTGCGGTGGGCGTAACGACAGCCATTATTCACCTATATTACAAGAGACGGTCATAATGACCGAAGGAATAGCGGGGCAAAACGCGGTAGCTGGGTCAGCCAGAAGTTGAACATTCGTATTAGAAGTAGCCCACATTAGCTCAAAATAGTCGGCAGTATTCATTTTTAGCACAAAATTCCACGCGGCGACATATTCTTCATTTGAGCCTTTTAATGTAACTCGCGTAGCCGAATTAGCTACATCAGTGCCATTTATACGCGCCCAGATGTAGACATTCTTAGTGTTGGCGTTTGTGCTAGATATTTGTAAAGAAAATTGAAAATTATACGCGCCGGGTCTGTCAACATATATGCGCGATGTGGGTGTTCCGAGATAAACGCCAGCCGATAAGTCCGTGTTGTTAAAAGTTATGGGGTAGCCAGTATTGATAGCCGCTGCGGTTTGGTCGGTCGTGTCGAAAAAGGTGCCATAACGCAGTGACCCGGAACCCAGCAAAACAAACACATTATAGAAGAACCGATACCATTCGCGTGTAACATAGAGTGTTGCCGCGTCCCATATCTTGACGCGCGCGGCGGGGACTTGTGTTGTGTTATCAGGCATTGGTCGGACTCAATATAAGTTCCGCGCCCATAATAGCGATTTTAACTGGTTCTGTCCCTGAAATCTCATATACGCGGTCACGTATCTTCATGGTCATACCAAGCCGCCGCCATATGGTGCGATAGCCATATTGACCGATGCGACCCATAGACTTCCAATGTTCATTCGACCACGTATGACCGCCATCATCTGACCAGCGCAGCATGACCTGCGGGTTAACGCCTGGCGCAATTGTAGATTCAGCCAAAAGACGGTCATTATCTTCAGTAGTTAAATAAAATTCATTTTCCGTTATAATCAATAAGTTATTGATGTATAAATAATCTTCGCCTGAGAGCCCAACGCCTGTTTCGCAATCTAATTGCAAACTGTGTTGCGTCGTGCGCTTAAGATTGTTTTCGCCTGTAGGCAACGCGCGCCATGATCGCAGCCACTTCTGAATAGATCCGGCTTCAGAATAGACTGTTGGGTCATAGGCATAAAGACCGCCAGCAACATAATCGCCGATAACAATCTCAGTGTTATAGTTCATCTGACAGTTACCGCGATGCCGCGTGAACTGGTTGTTTTCCCACCCTGCGCGCTCATGCCATGCGCCGGTAGCCACGTCAAAAACCCATGTCGTGTTAGCAGTCGGAAAGTTTAAGACATAAAAACTATGGCCATCCTGTTGATAAGTATAAGCCACCGCGTCAGATAACGTCGCGTATTGTTGGATCTGCCACTCAACAGCGTGCGTCGATACGCGCTCGCCGGAGTATCCTTTTGACCGATAAACGATGCCATAACCGCGCGCGTCAGATCCAAGCCAGAAAAGGCCATTGTCTAGCTTGGCGACTGAATAAGCAGCAAGACAACCGATTTCGTTAAACGCGCCTTGAATACGCGCTAAGGGAAAATCTGGCAGTCCGGCGTTATACCAGACCTCAACAGAGTTTTGCCCAAATAGCCATACCTCGCGGTGGTCAACAATTAAAGTTACAAGATCGTCTGGCGAACCTTCAGCGCTGGCAAAATCAAGCGCGTCAATCGACAAACCGTTGTAAGTCGCCGTCACCCAAAATTTTTGACTGTTAGGTTCGTTAAATACAAAATAACCGTCTAAAAATCCCACGCCAACAGCGCCAGGAAAATCCAGATCTGTAATCTGACTAAAGAAAGGAGAGAAGGTTAGCGTAACGCCGATAGCCGTTGCTGTTGCATTGGCCGATATAGTAAAAGTCGTGCCGTTAGTCGAGATCGTTGCGACCGTAGCGCTAACTGGAATACCGGGCCCAGATACAGGTTGACCCACCCATATCAGAGACGTGTCCGCTGTGGTAATTGTCGTGCTGGCGTTAGTAGTATCGCACTCCAAAGTAAAATCGCTGTCATTATAGATGTAGCCCGTTGCCCCTGCCGCAATAAATAATTGCGTGCCATTGTCCACCATATTAACGGGTGTGGATCCAGAGCTTATGGTGCCGAGTTCAATGTAGTTCCAATTCGTATCAATACGATATAATTTAGTCCCGGCTACAACATACCCGTAACCATTATATGCCCAAAGACCTCGAATTGGCCCTGTCGGAAATGTCGTTAAAAGTCGCAAACCTGGCGCGCGTTGAAGCCACGCGGCCTCTTTGCCGCCTTCTGGAACAATTTCAGGGAAAAGATTGACCATGCGGTTATCAGCCGCATTAGGACTACGCAGAACATAAGTTGAGCCGAGAATTGGACTCTTCATTAGTAATTGCCAGCATAGATGTTATAGCGCTGACGTGTGCCAACAATGCTGTAAGGCAACGCCATAATGTCGTCAGGGTTATTGATGCGCTTCAGATTGCGCTTGCTATACATAGCGATGCGCTGCACTTGCGGAGATGGCTCAACGCCAAACTCAGGGGCCAACTCGCAAGCCAGATTGTATCGAAACGCCCGCAAATAACCTGGCGGAAACGCGAGTATCGTCGCTAGATCCGCTGGAGCGGTAAGTTCTTCGACCGAGATGAAATGCCATTCCAAGAGCCGCAACGGCACTGGATAGATATACATTTCAATGTCGGGGTAGGTCATATTGGTAAATATGACTTGTGGATAGGTAGACGTTACAGTCTTAACAGCAATGCCGTTATATTGCTGTTGATTGATAAATTTGATCCCGTAAGACACGTTGGTCTGTGGATCGCGAAAGTAAGTAGAGTCGTCCAGCAATACAGGACGTAAACCAACAAAGTTGCCGGTCGGCCCTAGCGTGCGCGTGCGCTCGCCTGACGGCCAACTAAAGATCTGATCCTGAGTAGCAAAAACAGATAGGCGTTCAGTGTTCCAACTGTCGATCATTTGATTCAGAGCCATCAGCGCGTCCTGCGCCGTCTCTGACGAGGGCGTTTCGCCTTCGGCTAACACTCCGAGGAGCCTCAACGCTCCCACTATCTGATCGTAACAGGTGTATGTCGTCATTTGGGTCGAACCTCTCCCAGCCGTTCTCTATATCGGCTTCGGCCTCTAGGTCGAGACACGCCACTTTAACCCCATGTTCGGGGTGTTTCAAATAAATAACAGCCATTGGTTACTTTCTAAAGAAATATAGCGGCCCGTAGGCCGCTATATATTAAACTACCGAAAATTCCAGATTATAGACAGGGAATGTAACGGTGTTAGCAAGCGTTCCAGAAACCGTAGCGCGGATACGCAAACGATCACCATCAGCAACAACCAGATTGGCTGCGGTGCCGTTGAGTGTCAGTGTGCGCTTGGCATTGGCTGTGATAGCTGTGCCGCCCGTTGCTTTGGTTGTGTTAGCGTCAGTAGCCGCCAACATAGCCGCTGAACCAGCGCCAGCCTGACCAAGATTGGTAATGCTGAACGTGATGTAGTTCGTATCATTAGCAGCCAGAGCGTCTACGCCAGAAAAGAGCGCCGCAGTAAGAACACCCGCAGAGGCCACGATGAGAAAAACATCGTTGGTTCCGCCAGTGGTCGTAGCAATCGTCGCGCCTTGCTGACTCTCAGAATAGCCAGTGTAGATATTAGAGAGAACTTTGGTTGTAGAGTCCAGCGTCGCTCCAGTGATCGTTGCGCCCGTGATGGTTGTGCCAGCTACGAGTTCAGGATCAGAAAAAGCAACACCAACTGCTTTGGTGTTTGGCATGGAGATGTCCTCTAAAAAAGAGTGGGCTTGCGCCCACCCTAACTATACAACGCGGTAAAGCGTCCAAGCGCCAGCGCCGCTCTTACGGGCGATAAAAGAAGCGCCCGTCGTAACTGGAACGGTCATCGTCAATGAGCCCGAAACCGTCCAGCCAGTGCCAGCGGCAACGATAGCCGTAGCTGTCGAAGTGCCGAGGTTTACCAGATTGAACTGATAAGTTGCACCAACTTTAACAGCCGATGGGATTGCAGCCTCAAACAGGGCAACAGTTGGCAGAGTATAGGTCTGCGCGCCGCTGCTTACGCCTGAGTTAGCGAGGATAAGGCCATTCAATACTTGATCTGCCGTCAATGTCGCCGTAGCGGCGATAGAAACAGGAGCTGAAGTATTGCCGAAGTCAGCTTCGTCGATGTTGCCTGCGCCGATCTGATAGCCGCCTGTGCCGGTCGAAAGAGCCGGATCTGGGCCAAGAGTCTCGAGCGGATAAGCAGCGCTCTGTGTAACAGGATTATAGGACATGGATTAAACTCCAAAAAGATAGGAAAGGGTGGCTCTAAAGAGCCACCGCTTATTAGCCCCAAAGGCGAACGGCCATCTGCGGACGAATCACGCTGTAGCCATAGAGCACGTCAATACGGCAAGGCAGACGGTCGTTGTTGATGTCATACTGACGAACAACGCGTAAGCTGATGCCATTGTGAACCTGACGACTTGCCATGTCGACGCCCTGCGGAAGCAGAAGATCGGCGGTAGCGAAGGTGATCGCGTCACGATGATAGATCAAGTTCTGCGGATACTGCGTAGAAGGAGCACCGAGGAACGTGACTGTCTTGCCAGACTGTGGCAACACATCGACCGTAGCGAGAGCATGTGAGGCCGAATACATCGCGTTGACCTGAACCGTAGCAGTTGTCGACGCGGTAACGTCAGCAAGAGCAACGAACTGGAACAGCGAGCCGGTTGACTCACGGGTTTGTGGGTTGACAGCGAAGCAGTCAGCAACCGTGAACACGTCGCCTGCCTTGACAACCGTCGAGCCGAGGCCCGTAACGACGATACTGGTCGCGCCTTCCGACGTAACCGAAGCGTTGACTGTCAGCGTGCCCGTGCGCGACCCGGTTGTAAATTGTTTGATTGACTGAGACATACTCAGCTCGTCGTAGCCGAGGATACCTTCGCCAAACAATCCGTTTTTGAACTGCTTCGAGATAGTTGACACAGGGTTGAAGAGCCCTTTCATGCCTTCGATCAACGCAGCGTTGGCGGCTGGATTGATGGTGGCATAGCGAGGCATCATAACCGCAGCGTTCTCGTTGAGCTTCTGTTGAGCCTGCAACAAGACAAGCGACGTAGCAGGCGTTGTGCCTGGCGTGCCGACCGAGTTGCCGATGTATTTGAAGCTGTTCGCAACGTCGGCGTCGATAGAAGACGCGAGCTGCGAAATACGAGGCTTCAGAACACGTTCAGCGAAGTCGTCCAACTGCATCGTCAGTTCGGCGGTCGTGAAGTTCACGCCGATGTGCTTCTGTGAAGTAACAGTCAGGGTCGTATATTGCTCGTTGTCGCCCTGAACTTGAAGGGCAGCGCCGTCCGTAACCAATGCACGGTCAGGAAGACGGATGCGGAGTGTATTGCCGATCTTAGCGCCTTCTACAGCGAAAGAGTCGTCATACTGACGGTTGACAGTGCGCGTGAGGACAAGATTATTCTCAAGGATCTCAAGAGCCTTGCGAGTAATCATGTCGATTGTTAAAATCGAGTTAGACATAACCTAATTACCTACGGTTTTGCGCTTCCCAATTCTTGATCTGACGCTGCCGCTCGCGCTCGATCCATTGAGATGTCGTCAAATCCTTGATGGATCTAGGATCTGTCGTGTCATATCTAGGGCCGGAGCTTGACCGAGTAGCCGTGACAGGAGCAAGAGGAGCTGGCGCAGTTGAAGTGCGTTTTGTCGGCGGATCTGCGACCAGTTTGGCCTCAAGTCTACCGATCTCCTTTGCCTGCAAAATCGGCGGCAAATTGGCAATCCGTTGGGCCTCTTTTGGATTGGAACCTAAGTGATAGATCACTTCGGGGCCAATGTCTGAAGCCTGGATGGCTTGAGCCATATAGTCCGTTACGGGGAGGTTCGGATTATACGCGACTTGTTCAAAGTCATCGTATCTATCGCGGGCTTCCTCTTCACGGTCTTTATACGAGTCAAGCAGAGCTGCCTGTTGTTTTGCGGCCTCTCGTCGTGCCAGCATCTCTTGAGCTTTTTGTTCGGCCAGTGCTTCCGCATAGGCTTGCGCGTTCTCAAAATCATCTGGCGCGGGTGGAGGTGCGACGGGCTGTCTAGCCTGTTGCTCCGCAAGCCGTTGGGCTTGATCTCTTTCCCATTTGCGCTGTTCTCTTGCGAGGCGTTTGCCTACAATTGCGTCCAACTCTTCTTGAGAGAACGATTTTGTAGACTGTTGTTCCTCCGGCGTCGTCTCAACAGATTCAGGTGCCGCCGTGGCTTCCTGTTCCGGCGCGGGGCTGATCTCCGCTACAGCCTGTTCTTCATCACTCATTTTTTACCTAGCTTTCCGGCCAGTCGGTTAATTAAACTTACTCTTTGAACGCTTAATCGTCAACTAAAGACCTAATAGTGTTTTTAGCTCATCCACGCTCAACCCCGCCGCCGCGAGTTTCTCTTGTGGCGTTAGCGGTGCTGGTTCTGGCGGCGGGACGTATGGGTTAGGCGCGTTGCCTTCAGCTACCCAAGCGAGATAGGCTTGATAGTCTGTATTGGCTTCGTCGGCAGGAATAGACGCGCCATCAGCATCGCGGGTAACTGAGCTATTCAATGTAAGTGTATATGTCATCTATAGCTCCGCAGACATTGTTATGTAATTTGAGTTACTTCCAGGGACAGCCAAGGTTCCCGGTCTTGATGTAGTAAAACCAGCAAAATTAGGTACTCCTAGAAGAAGTATTGCATATGCGGTGGAGAAATTTGACCCTAGCCCCGTAGCTGATTGATTTGCGTTATTAGTGCCATCACCTTGAAAATTTAAAACTCCTGTTTGCCCAAGTGTGGGCGCAACCCTCATGGTTGGTGATATTGTCCCCCAAGCATTCACAGTTGTTGCTGAAGGAGTTGCGCCAGAAAGTTGAGCTGTTATCTGATAATATCTTTGACATTGCGCCAACTGATCGGAGTAAATCTGCCTCTCATACGGAGTGGCGACTGAGCCGACTTCTAGTTGGACGCCGGTAAGGTTGAACGACCCAGTTGTAAGCCCTGTGCCAAGCGCAATAGTAACTTGCAGGCCATTCACGCAGCTTGTTGTCAGCGTGAATGTATTGCTGAACGTCGTCCAAGTGGCGTTAGCAATACTTGGTATTGTGTAAGTAGTAGCAGCCGATGTGGTAGACGTGTAATTGTCCAGCGCAGTCGGCGCAGCAAGCGCAATCGTTGCAGTCGTAACTGCCGAACCAGTGCTTTGATAAATACGACCAGATACCGTAACTTGAACGCCACTAGCCAAGTCTGCCGTATTAACGCTTTCAATGCGCTGATACACAGCGACGTTGGTAACAGACGCAGCGCCAGCGACATTTAAGCTATCTACAAATCCAGTCGGAACGGTTGTGGTGCTTTGCGTAACCGTAACAGTTGCGCCCGTAGGCGTCACAAACCAACGGTCTAAAGTATATGCGCCAGCAGTCGTAGCTGCTACAGAACCGCGCTGATAGACGCCCATATCGCCATTTATTAATTTATTGCGCTTGAAGCTGCTGCCCATCGCCAACGTGCCGCCGACCGTCGCGTTGGCAGAGCCATCTAACGTAATGTTAGGGTTCGTGCTGGCAGCGTTCTGGATCGTATCGCATTTAAGTGTAGCGGCCATTATGCAATTCCTGCAAGCTGCTCGTCAGTCGGACGAGGATATGTAGGGTGTTCCCACTTGGCGATATAATCGCCGCGTCCGTCGCTGTCGTTTTGAAGGAGAATTGTCCCAGAAAACAAACGAGAAAAATCTTCATCCGTAAGAGTGGGATAAAGTGTTTTAATTTTTTCTATTAATGTCATTATGCGGCCCTCACTAAAGAACCACTCATAAAGCATCCGACGTTAGCAGAAGAAGAATCCAAAGCTAAAGAAGTTCCGGTTATATTAGCATAAAGCTCAACGCCTTCAGTTGAGCCGTTCAGTAGTATTACATCAGACAGTGTAAGAATTGAAAAAGTTGAAGGAGTGTTAAACGCTTGTCCCATTCTATAGATAGAACTACTGCTTCCGTTATACTTATTAAGTTGCAAAAGCGCATACCCACTAGTAGTTCCTGAAAACCTAATACCGACATTTATCTGATAATAACCGGCAACAGTTGGTGTAAATCTATAATTTGTCGTATTATCAAAATTGTTGTTTGTATCAAACAATTTAGTAGGCAACTGCACCTTTGTATCTGTAGCGCTCGTTATAGACTGAGTTCCAGTCGAATACGCATAAAACGCAGGTCCATTACCAGCAACATTAGTTCCTAGCATCGTCTGCGTAACAGTCCCGGTGTCCGATGTCGTTACTACTGGCCCCCATGTCGTGCCATTATACCGCTCAAGCGTAGCTAACGTGGAGTTATAGCCAGTTTGCCCAGCATTAGGCGTGGCAGGGCGCGTGCCTGTCGTCCATGTCGGGAACGTCTCGCCCTTTGTGCCGTCAAGAATGATGGGCATTATTTCAATTCCTCATCTGTAGGCTGTGGGTAATCTGGATGTTCAACCATGATTACGTTCCTGATGTCGAAACAAGCAAATAATATGTCGTTCCGCCAATGTTAACGGCTATTTTGTTTGTGACCGTATTTGTTGTTGATGCACTTACAGCTGTTGACGCTAATACCGTCCCTGTAGCCGCTGGCAGCGTCAGTGTGTTCGTGCCAGCCACAGCCGTTGGTGTGACCGTAATCTGACCAGATGTTGCGCCTTTGAGGACTAAATCACCCATACTATACCACCGTCCAAGTTGCGCCAGACTCAACAGTGACGACTATGGTGTCATTGATTGTGACTGGGCCGAAAGTGCCTGCGTTCTTGGTAGAAATCAAAGTATAATTGTTCGTAACTTGCTGGTCGTTTGTATAAAAGATCTGGTTCGTGCCGCCGCCTGACGCGCCGCCGCCGACACTACGCCAGTTCGTGCCGTCGTAACCTTCAAAGCCTGTGATTGACGTATTAAACCGAATATACCCTGCCGCACCGGCAGGGCGTTCGCCCGTCGTTCCAACAGGAACAAGAATAGCATCCGTGTTGCTGATCGCTAATGATACAGCCGGTGTGTTGGTGTTAATGCCAACACGAAAATTAGTATTATCCCAGTATAACCGTGCATTATTTTGCGAATAGACGCCCGCCGCTCCGGCGAACACAAAAGATCCCGTAGTAAACGCCGTCCCAGTCCCGCTACCGCCGCTCGTAACCGCTAAAGGCGTCGATAACGTCAGACTTGTCGCAGCTATAGCACGACCGGCAGTTACATCAGAAATAGCAACTTTTTTAGTCGTTGTAGACTGAACAATCGGTAGAACTTCCGTGCCATCTAACGGTGTGTTAGCGGTAGGAAGTTGGGATATTTTAATGTCGGCCATTTATTCAGTCCTTAGACATTAATCGCCGCGACTTTGGCCTGAAAAGCCTTGATCCGTTCGTCCAACGCTCGTCGATCCGAGTCAAGTTTAACTGCAAGTGCAGCCAGCTTAATTTCTTGGTCAGCCGCTGCCGACTCGCGCTGTGCAATAGCCTTCTCAGCCGTTGCGACCGCAGCTTCGCGGGCTTTCAGAGCCTTATCAGCGGCGGCTTCTTTATCTTCGAGTATCTTTTCACGGGCGACCAAATCAGCCTTTTTGCTGTTTGCGTCAATGTTCTTCTTGTCCGCATCGGACAAGATCGTCGCTGCCTGCAACTTAGCGTTAGCCAGCTCTTCTTTAGCCTTCTCACGATCAGCAAGCGCTGCTTCAGTCGCGCCTAACGCGCCCTGACGTTTTGCAAGCTCATCCCGTAACTCAGCCATTTGAGCCAAATCTTTAGGAAGCTGCTTCGTAAAATACTGGACGTAATCCATTGACGGTGCGTCGTTTGAAATGTTCATATCAGCCTCAGACGTAATAACTAATGTTAAGTTTGGCGCTGGCTGTCTGTTCAATAAACTTGATCTTGCTCAGATCGCCGTCATATTGAAGCGTCACGCCCGCAGCCAGAGGCATACCAACCGAAGCCGTAGGAGCCGTGCCGTCGTCGCGCCAGCGGACAGCGTTTGTCTCAGGAGTAATTAGCGCAAAATTAGCTTTTACTGTCAGCCCTGTAGTAGGATCTGACGTGGGGACAGTTAAACCTGAAGCAGAGCTTAAAGACGTGATTTGCTGATACCCCAAGCAAGAGGTAATAGCTTTTAGGGTAGTAGCCACTCACATTCTCCTTCGTTCCGTGAACGACCTAAGTTCTACGTATAGCTGACTTACACTAGTTTGTGCAACATACGTAATCGTAGCATCATTGCCAGTTAATGAATAGAGGCCATTTGAAGCCAGAAATTCATACCCATGCGTTATAACTATATTTTGACCTGTTAAACTATACGTTCCATAACTAGCAGATAACACCTTACTTTTCAATAAATTGGCTGTCTGACCAGCAACCGTATATGTCCCATTAATCGAGGTTATCTGATACTGAACGACAGCGATGATATACTCGCCGGATTCCGTAACAAGGTAATCGCCACCTTCCGTTAAAAGTAGCAGATTGTCGGACATTATGTCGCCTGAAATACGCCGTTCACAGCATCAAGCGTTACCGTAACTGTTTCGCCTGCGGCCACCGCCTGACTAGATCCATAATCCCAGTATGCGACGTTCGTGCTCGTCGTTGTGTCTACAAGAACCGCATATTGAAATGAAAACCCCGCGCCCGTAGCCGTCCATGTGGTCGGACTGCCTAAAACGAGCTTAAATGTGCCGCCGGTCTGCGAGGCTGACGTAACAGTGGCCGCGTTGCCGCCCGTCGTATAGCCATTACCGTTGGCGACTTCAGTAATTGTGCCCGCCGCAGCGTTCACACCTGTGGCGAGCTTGATAGCCCATGAGTCAGATCCTGCATTGATGTTCTCAAACAGGTTCTCAATGGCAGGCTGGAACTTATTATAGCTTACTGTCGGCATGACTTAAGCCAAAAATTTGAGTTTATACAAAGTGCTGAGATACAGACCTATAATCTCGTCGATAATGTTCTGAATCGCCGTATCGTCCTTCGCACAGACCTTATACCGCAATTCCTCAACATCTTTCAGCGAATCTTCGAGAAATTCTGTCACATTTGTCGTTTTTTTAGCCGAATGGAGCGTAATTGGGCCGATTAGACCGTGTCTACCTTGGTAGGCTTCGGCTAAATCGTCAGCTAAACCGATAATATTCTCATAAAACTTACCCAGAGCCTTATGTTTCGCATAAGATCGCGTGTTCAGATGCACGCTATGCGTCACGTCGCGGGCTAGAAACAGATGTCCTATTAGATCCGCGCAGCTCATTGGCCTAATCCTGGTAACATTGGTTGTTGCTCTTGCCGTAAAGGCTCATTTCCGCGCACAAGATCGCCCGTATCCATCGCCGCCGCGACCGTTCCCATGACAATATCCTGTATTTGTTCAGGTGTCATGTTTGCAGACGTGGCCTGTATGCGTTTCGTTTCAGCGTCATACGCCTTGATCTGCGTGTTCTGTTCATCAATCGCCAGTTTCTGCATATCATAAGACTGTTGCAGTTGCTGAACCAGAGCCGCAGTCTGTTCCATCTGGTTCGCCATGTCGTTCATTTGAGCGCGCATCATCTGCGCTTCTGGCGACTCATCAGTCTGGTCAAGAACCTTCGGATCGAGCGTCTTGGCGAACCGCGCCGCCATCTCCTGCGCCCCTGGCCAGTCCATGTTCTTAATGAACAGATCGCCCGCCACAGCCCAGAGCTGCGGGTTGGTCTGCAAGATCATCTGCATCGCTTCCATCGCTTCTTGGCGCTTGGTCGCGTAGCTTGGGCCTGTCGTGACTACTACGTCGTAGATACCAATCGACGGGTTGTAGATCTTCTCAATGTCCAAACCTGTGATTGGATCCTTGATGACGCGGACTGGCTCCGGCTGGTTTGGATTGATCTTCACCATATCCACTTCGCCGTCGAGTCCGACGATGCGTGCCACGCGCTCCGTGTCGTAGATCTTAGGGATCAGATCGACTAGCTGTCTTGTCGTATATCGAACCGCTCGCGCGAGATTGTCCACGTAGTGATATGTGGATGTATCGCCCTGGTTTTGCCGAGCCAGAATCGCACGACCCGTCCTCTCGTTACTGGTCGCACCAATCGAACTGTCGTATTGACCCGTGGTGGCTTTGATATCTTCCCCAGCGCCCACTTTGGCCTGGATAAGGCCGGTTTGCGCCATAGGTGGCTGCGCGCGTTCAGGTAATGGCAGAGGAGATCCTGCGCCGTCAGTGACATCTGGGTTGACTTCGAGGTAAG